CCAGTAATAGTACCACCTGCTTTAGGTAAAGCAGCATCAGCAGTAGTACCTTGAGCAGCAGTAGCATAATCAGTTGCATCAAATGCTTTTACTTGAGCAAGGTTAGTTACTTCACTATCCATCAGTGCGCCAGCAGCGGTTACGTTGGTTGTGTCTGTTACGTCTGCTGCTGCTTCAATAGCATCTAGCTTAGCACCATCAGCGGCAACATCACGACCGTCTATTGTGCCTGTGGTGGTAGTGTTACCAGTGATAGCAGGGGAGGCTAAGGTTTTGTTGGTAAGGGTATCTGTGGTTGCCCTGCCTACTAGAGTATCATTAGCATCCTGGACAGTGAGTGTACGAGTAGTGCCTGTCGTAACACCAGACACTTGGAATTTAACCACTTTGGTAGGGTCAACGTCATCGCGAATCTCAAACTCTGCGTCCTCAAGATAGAGGGAGGCTGTCATATCGATAAATGTAGTTCCACTAGAACCATACACGATAATATGTGTATTGCCATCGCGAAGCGTTACGCCTGTGCCGCCCGATGGTTGGAAGGTGAAGTCAGATCCAGTTGAGTTCTTAACCATCCATACCATGTTCTCAGCGGGGACCGTTACTGTACCAGCTGTACCTGCAAACTCGATAAATGCAAAGAATGACTCTTCCTGTGCTGTACTAGATGTAGTAGCAATGTCAGTTGAGTCAAGTGTCTCAGCGCCTGCCAATGTGATCTTTTTATAACCACGGATAGCAGAATCCATCCGATCAAAATTGAGATTTACTAAATCACCCCAATTGTTGCTCTCTGTCCCCTCTTCCATCAGTAAAAGACCAAGGCGGTCTGTATTTGTTGCAGCCATTATTCACTCCAATCCTCATCATTTGTAGATGTTGGCATTTCTGACCAACTATTAGTATCACCTTGTGACACCTCACTGAAACTATCTGGCCCTACTTGATCAAAAGGCACAGTCCAAACCCCTTCCATTTGAGCATCTAATAACTGCCCCAGCAATGCCAGTAGGGTCACTGGAACTTCTGTGCCCAACGAAGCCGTCACTGCTTGCCCAGTTGGGAAGATGGTCTGGATCAAAGCGATTGACCCTTGAGCCACTGTCAACTCCTGACCACTCGGCAACATGACAGTTGCTGCTACTTCTTCTCCTTGACTGACTGTTGCACTCTGTCCTGTTGGGTAAATTGTGCATATTATCTCTTCTTCACCTAGCCCTAGATTGAGAACTTGTCCTGTAGGGGACAGCAAAACCAATACATTCTCTTCTCCAAGTCCAGCTGTCGAGGACTGACCAGTTGGATGAACCCTATCTTCGACGTTCTCTTCGCCTTGCGAAGCTGCGAGAGAATCCAATCCTGAATAGTTGTCGCCCCACGTACCGACTCCGTACTGATTGTTGCCCCAACCTTCAAAGCTGACCGAGAAGTCTGCCACATCTATGCGATCCTTATGATGGCGTTAGATGCATCAGCAGTTGGCATCTGGATAGTAAAGGTTCCTGCTGCAACTGTTTGATCTCCACCAAAGTTCAATATTGCCACTGTTCTATTGCCATTAGTAGTATTATAGATCACAGCACCTGCACAAGTAAACGATGCTGAGGTCCAACTTACATCACTAAAGTCAAGATATGCCGTTGTTCCAGAAGTAGTAGGATCAATGTTAGTAAGCGCTGCACCGGCTGCAGTATATCCTGTGCCACTAATTTCATTTGTTGCACTGTATACTGTGGTCGTGGCATCTAGGGTCGCAGATGATGTGTAAAGAGCTATTTTATATGCATTGCCGCCGCTTGCATTAAAATCATGTAGCCCTTCCATTAATTCCTGCTTGAACGATGTACAAATTGCTTGAGTGATAGCCATATTATGCTCCTACCTTAATGTCTCTAAATCTTTCAGAATCCTGCCTATTGCGGAAGTTCTCTTCCATCAATAATCCTTGCAATGATTCCATGTAACGCTTTTCATAAAATTGTATATCAGCTTGCTCAAGCCTGTTGAACTCTGCTACCTCAAGTAGACAGGCGTTCAGCAGCACATCAGGAGCCTCTGTGCTCAGCCAAGTAGTCGTCTGACTTGAGCTTAATTGAGTAGGTCTAAATGTATACCCGATTTCTACCGTATCAGCGGCATCAGGTGATGGCGCGAGAAGAATTGCATCCGCATCGTACCAAGAGTAGTATTTCGGTGTTCCAGTTGAATCACGATCAAGAATGTATTCATCCATAAAAGTTGAATCTTTCTGCTCAAGAGTAGTACGATCATTTGTACTGGCATCTATGACTTGAACACTTCTGATGACAACACAATCTGACGGCAATGACACAAACTCATCACCAATGGTCATAGTTGCAGTTTGATATTTATGGCCCTCGCTTAGGTCAACAGAACGATAAATCTTCTTCTCAGAAAATTCAATGAAGTTATCAACATTGCCCGCCATGGTAGTCTCGGTAGATTCCATGTAGTCTTGGATAAGTTGGCTAAGTTCTGCGTATGTCATGTTATGCTCACTGTTACTGTGCCAACACTAATTGTTGTTTTATTAGGGTCAAACATCTTCCCGATTGGGGTTCCACCTGATGTATTATCCTCTGCTACAACTCGACCAATACTTGCCTCTTTGTCGTTATCTGGTCTTGGCTCGCTCAGTGACTCTGGATCTGCAACAGTCCTAGTTGGGAACTCCTGCTTTGTCTTGTGATCGAGGCAACTGGCACAAACCTTCAGGCCCGTCCACTCTTTTAAAAGGCTCTTGTATTTAACCTGATCCCCACACCTATCGCAGATTCCAAGGGCATATTCTCCGGTTGTGTACTTAGGCACCTGGGACAATCCTCACATCAATGGATTCAGAGTCAATCTGCTTCAGCCTGAGCTTTTCCTCATCATAGACCGGCTTTAAATATTGGAGCCTATCTGGGGATGTCTTCATTGCAAGCATGTATGCCAATCCAGAGACTATAACTGGCAACAGATTTGATGGCACATCAATAGTATTTGTATAGGCACCGATGTCTTCGATTCGCTCTCTTGCATAAAAGCGTATTGTGTCAGTTGCATTCTCTGGGGCTGGATACACATGCAGAACAGGGGTTGTCAGTTTCTCAAAGAAGAACTGAGATGGCCTACTCTGAGTCGTCTTATTTGGCCTATTCTGATACTCATCACGACTAATCCTTAGCATCTTTGTATCAATGCTGCTACGTCTTAGGACAACGCTGCTGATTTCAAGTATCTTTGCGTCAAGGGTGTATGACACAGTGCCCTGTACCAATGTCTGTGATGTGAGTGCTTCTTTCCATAACGCTGGATGCTCATTCTGCAAGTTCTGTAGCAATAGATTAAGGCTACGTTTTGCCGTTTTTAGATCATAACCAGAGCGCTGCTCTTTGCCACAGCGCTCATATGCTTCCTCGACAATATCGTCAATTTGAAGTGCAAAGGTAGTAGTCCCAGAAGTAGCCACTAGGTCAACCCCCTCCAATAGAGTCCGCCCTCAATGTCGGCATTTCCTGCAGCATCAAGTGCTTGAACAATGACTTCTTGGGCCATTAGGTCTTGCTCAACTCAAGAATAATTGTGTAACTATCACCAGCTGTTCCACCTAGGGTGGTGAACATGATATCTCCAGTTACGCCAGTGCCAGCATTGTTCTGTATCCCGCCAAATGATCTAAAATCAAGATAATTGGCCTCTGTGCTAGGCAATGTATGCGCCAATACATCTGCAGTGGCATCGAATAGAATTTTAACAGAGATTCCATCAGTAGCATACCAAATGCGCTGAATCTTCACAGTGGATGGAGCACCTGAAAGCGCAGAAACATCCACCTTCTTGACCGCTGCTTCGTTTTCAGTCCCACCAACCTCAGCAGTAAACTTCATTACTGCCGTCTTAACTCCATCTGCCAATGTTTGGCTTGTAACTGTAATGGCCATCTTGTTCTCCTATGACTAACCACCCCGAAGGGTGGTGTCAATTAAAAGTTATGTAGTTGCTGTGGTAACGCCGCCGTCTGCGTTAGTCTGGCCATTAAAATACCAGCTAGTACCGTCAGAAACCATCTCGATGAAATCGCCAACTACTGCTGTACTAGCAACAAAATTGATTACATCAGCATTGGCATCATAGGGGCCGTCGTCAGCAGTATCAACTTCCAGCTCATTGACTCCGCCGATCATAATATCAGCGCCGCCGTTGGTTGCAATGATATATGCAGTAGTCGGTGCTACCGATACGATGAATTTAAACTGGCAACCGGCTGCGGGTGCTGGAAGTGTAACTGTAAACCCGCCTGCTAGTCCTAGAAAGAATGTCTTGCCGTTGTCATCAACAACGGTCAAGGTTTTAGCAGCAGCTAATGTCTCAACAGAACTAGTGCCGTTTTGGAAACCAGAAGTAGAATTAACTGGTCCTGAAAAATGAGTGGTTGACATAATATTTCTCCTGTTTACTTCAGTCAATACCAATAGTTGTCAGGCTATTGATTATATAATTTTGGCTTAGTTAGTCTCTATAATTATAGAAACTAAATAAACCCTCTCCCTTTGCAGGGAGAGAATTCAAGGACTACTGGTTATGCACCAGGTGATCCATATACACCACGCCAGTCAGACCAGCCAAAGCTGTAGCGTTCACGAGCCTTGAAGCGTACATTACCAGTCTCGAAGTCACCTTCCATTCCAGTTTTGATAGCAACACGTTTCATGTGCTTCAGTCCATTAGGAGCATCAGTCTTCAGGAACCATGCATCTGGGTCAGTCAAGAAATGATTGACACCATATCCACCTGGGATCGCTGAAGTTGAACTCAGTGCATTAAGGTCGTTATCTGCAGTAGCAACACGGCCAGTGCTATTGAGAACACGCTCTGCAACAAACTGAAGGTCTGTTGGGATGCAAAGCTTGCTTGGCTGAATTGCAATTTTAAGTCCACGTTCATCAGTGTACTTTGAAATGTCAATTACAGCATTCTCAAGAGAGGTCTCATTCAGGTCAGCAGCCGTTGAAGGCTCGTTGCTAACAGAAGTTCCGTTGAGCAATGAATGTGATCCGCAAAGTTCAACAGCATCACCACCAGCATAAGCAGAGTTAAATGCGTTGTTGAAAACAGCAGCACCTTTAACATTCTTAGTGTGGGACATGGAACGAGCCAATGCCTTAGTATAACGAGTTGACAGTTTGTCATACAGGTTATCCTCAATGGCTTCCTCAGTCAGAGCGAAGGCCAAAGCAATAGTCTCATGTTGGTAACGAGCAGTCCAGACTTCTTGTGCAGTGTCATAAGAGACTCCAGCACCTTCACCCTTAGTTGCAGCCTCACCAAATCCAGAAAGCAGAACCTCTTCCTCAAAGGCACGATCAGATGATTCCTCATCAAAGATCTCTTTCCACTCATCTTTATAACGCTCATACTCCATACCAAATAAAGCATTGAGTCCTGGCTCAAGTTCCTTTACCAATTGTGCGCGATTAATAGCCATAATTTATCTCCTTATGCGCTAGGTGCGGTTACGCCAGCAGCAGGTGCCAGAATGTGATTGTGAATGACAACTTCAACTTCGGCGTTTGCACCCCAAGCGTTGCCAGCCTTTTTGACCAAGCCAACCTGACGAAGCAAGTCAACTGTACTAGCATCAGTGTCAACTTCCTGATTAGAACGGCCATTGCTAGTAGAACCAGCAGTGGCAGTCAGATCAAACAGTGCACCGTTACCAGTAATTGCGCCAGTGCCATCATGTTGTACTGCAAATACAACACTAGGATCAGAAACAACATATCCAGTTGCGTCAACAGCACCTTTAGTAGCTTGGGCAGCAGGCCAGTATTTACTGAACTTAACTTCACCAGCGGTGTTAGTGTAAGAACACCCCATGAACACACCTAATACTGCAGCAGAAGCCGCGCCAGCAATCGTAAGATTGCCTGTATCAGAATCCATAATTACCAGATCTCCAGAAAACATCGCCGCAGCAGTTTCGCTGGTGATGCCGTACTCTTCCTGACGGATAGTACCGCCTGTCAAGTGACGTACTGGAGTAAAACCATTTGGGCTATCTACATTAGCCATAATATAACTCCTTGAAAAATTTAGCCAGTTCCAAAAGAGGCTCTACTACGATGCTCTGGTTTATCAATAGGCATCGATGAGTGACTCTCTTTCATTAAATCATTATCAATAGCTTGCTGCTGATCTGCAGTACGCTGTGCGTAGTATGCATTTCTTTGCTCAACAAGTTCAACTGGAATCTTAGCCAGAACAAGACCACCTACACCAATGAAACCTTTGTGGACACCTTCTATAATTGATGGATATTGAATGCTACCAGCAAATTCCTCTGCCTTAACAAGCTCATATCCTTCACGCATCTTCTTGGTCATATTTGTGCGGTCTTCTTGACCTAACGCCTCTGCTCGCAACCAACGGTATTTATAACCATCGCTCGGTGGAGGGGTATCCAGTACTGATGGCGGTTGCCATTCTTTTACGCGAGCACTTGTGTCTCGTTCTTCTGTTTTGCGACTCTCTCTTGTTGTCGTATTTGTCATGATTTAATCCTCACGCTATCTTTTTATGCTTGGCATATTGCTCAAGGGGCACACCGAGTTTGTTTGCAATTGCAATCTCACTCTGTGTGAGTCTAACTTTTGTAGATCGTCCTTTATTTCCTACTGAACGATTAGCACCAGATACAGTCTGTACTGATGAAGTTTGATTGGAGCCATTAGTATTAGAATTCCCTAATGTACTAAACTTATCGGGGAATAAACTCATAAGCTCCTTGTCTAGCCTATTATAGTATATTTCGCTACTAGGGTCTACGCCTTCTTCCTTTAATTTTTCGTGTATCCCGAATGCTGTGTGGGTCATGATCTTGTCATTGCCAAACCAGTCATTCTCAATTGCCCATTCCTGCGCTCTTGGGTCTACAGTCTGTTGTGCCTGTCGCTGCTGTGCTTGCTGCACCTGTTGCACTTGTTGCACTTGTTGCTGCTGTGCCTGTTGCCGACTTACCTGCGCTGCTGCAGTCTTGCGCCTTACTGCAACACGTTTCAGATTCTCCTGCTCAACAGTTAGCTTGGCAATATCCTGCTGCGCCTCAATCATCGCCTCTGTGTCACCAGAGTCATGAGCACGTTTGAAGTTCTCTTTTGCGATGGAAAGGTTGCTATCAACATTTTTATTATACTGATCAAACAGAGCCTCATCCTTATTCCTGACCTGAGTCTTCAGTGCATCCTTCTGTGCTAGCTCAGTTTGCACACCCTTTGCATACTGGATTGCCGCTTGCTCTCTGCGCTCTGCCTCACGCAATTGCCCTGTCAGCTTTTTAATCCGCTTCTGTACTTTCTTGCCATACTGCTCAACTTCATCAGCATGATCCTCTTCCTGCTCATCTGCCTCAGGCTGCTCTTCAACAGCAGCTACTGTCTCTTCAACAGCATCAGCCTCCTCATTGCCATGATCAACAATAGTTGATTCTAGATCAGCACCTTCATCAACCTCAAAGGCTGACTCCTCATTTTCATTTTCAACAATCATTTTGCGCGCTCCTTTTATTAGCTGCGATAGGTTGTCAAGATCACCTCAGGAGTCTCAACTGTTGCAATGACTTCATCGTCATTGAGAATACGGACTTCGCCACCTTCAATTGGTATCTTGGCTCCGGCATATCTTCCAAATAAAATCCAGTCACCCTCTTTGCACCATGCAGACTTGAATCTTGATTCATCCTTGTATGCATCTTCACCAACACTTAGGACATAGCCAACAACTGTTGCAAGTCGTTCACGTTCAACAGTCTCATCGGTTAAGACAATACCACCATTGGTTTTGCGCTTGCCCTGAAAAGGCATAATAAGGATACGATATCCAGTTGGCTTTGGCAATTGATCTAGTTGTGACTCTTCAATCTCAGTTGGATCAATTGGCTCTTTAACTTCTTGCGGTTTTGAATCGCCAAAATTCAAAACACGATCAGGCAGATCACCCATCTCTCTTCTCCATACGTTCAAGCAAGGCTTTTATTTCATCCATTGCAAGTGATAGCCCTGAAATCTCACCTACAACGTTTTTATATTGCTCCATTGATGACACATTACCATTGCCCAATGAAGTTCTTCTAAGCTCGATCTCTTTGTTGATTTTGCCTATCATATTGCTAGCAAAGTCTATTCCATGCATCTATCGAGTCCTCACATCATTCTTCTGTGCATCAGCAACAAGCTTATTGTATGAGTCTTGCTGCTTCAGCCCTGCATCTATCATTGTCTTTTCACGCTTCTGAGCTATATCTTGGTTTGCCTGTGCCTCACCAGCTGCTATGCTCATACGCTTGGTAGCTTCAGATTCCATCAGCTTCTGGGTGTCAGTCTGTGCTTTGAGCTGATCACCTTGCTGCTTGACTTGCATCTCTTTATCATGCATCTGGATCATAGGATCAGGCTGCTGAGGTGGTATAATCTGCTGCATGATCTGCCCAATCATCTGTGACTCAATCTGCGATACCATTGTCATCAGCTGTTGCTGTAGTTGCTGCTGTAATTGCTGCTGCAGCTGTGGATTCTGAGCAATCTGGGGGTTCTGAGAAACAGCCTGTTGGTATTGCTGCTGCATTTGCTGCTGCGCTTGTTGTTGAGCAATAAAGTTGATATGCTGCATAATATCTTGAACAATATTTGTCACAAATGCAGGGTTCTGCTGTACAAATGGGAGTTGCATAAATGTCACATGGGACTGAATATGAGCATTATGATTCTGCTGTGGGAATGCCTGTAGCCTCTTACCCTCAAGTGCACGGGCATGTTCCAATGCTGGCGACAGAGGCTTTGGATCATCTATAGGCACTAATAGCCCTTCTGGATCTTTAACCTCAAGGGCAATATACATTCTCTTATATGACTCACGCAGGTTGTGCATCTCTGGAGCAGACTGAGCCATCTGTAGCTGCATCTGAGCTAAGGAAACACGCTGGGCTGCTGAGAAAATATTTGGATCAGAGACAGGGATTACATCAACTTCAGGTCCGAAGTCCTCCCGTTTAATAACCTTTGGCACACCACCAATGGCATATGGATACTCTGGTGGCATTGACTCCCCAATAACATCAGCAAGTAGCTTAAACTCACGCTTCTGAGAATTATGTAGTCTCTTGTGTACCGATGACATGACCTTTGAGCCACGCTCAATAAGGGCCATTGTTGTGCCTACAGGATTCTGCTGTGAGCCAGACTCTGAAATTGAGGTATCAGCAATGGAGGCAAATCTACGACCTGACTCAACTATAAAGCCAAGAAGTTGGAACAGTACGGACGATGGTTCCTTATATGGCAGTGGCATGAGGGCATTGTTGATATTGTCATTAGGGATGTCAATATCACGCCATTCGCCTGGAGATACTGGCTCATCATTAATCTTAGTACCACGCTGCTTGAAACCACCAGGCAGGTTAGAAAATGTGCCAGCATCAATAAGCTGCCGAAGGATTGATGTTGCCGATGATGCTAGACCACCAATCATGTGGATGAAGCCAAAGCCATAGAAGCCAAGGCCAGGGAGGAACTTGTAATGAACAAAGTAATCCCGCTTCCTGAACATCTGATCTTGCTCTTTCCAGTTCCTACGAATTGCAAGAATGTCACCTGTATCAGAGCATGTTGTAACAATGTATGGTAGACTTAGGCCATCTGGATGCTCAAAGCCTTCTAAATCAATGTCAATCTGCATTTCATGGAATTCATATTCATCACTGCTTGCACCAGCATTCTTAGATCCATATAGCTCATCTAGCTTTGACTCAACTTCATTGTCGTTATGAGCCATTGGATCATTCAATTCAATGTCACGATAGAATCCAAATAGCTGCTCTCTACGGAGATCATTTACACTCTTCTTGAATACATGCGTAATCCGCTGTGCTGTCTTTAGAGTTGTTGCACCATAATTGACAACAACATCTTCTGCTGTACAGTACTGTGAGACGGATCTTCCTAGGGTTGCATCATAGTAGATCTTCTTGAATGAGCTACCGCTTAATGGGAGGTAGAACAGCATCTGATCTAGCTCAGGGTCAAACTCTTCCATGACCTCTGTGATCTGATAATTCATGAACTCCTTGACACGAGCAGCCCGCTCCATAAGGTCAACAGCCTTTGGATCAGTCTTATCGGGGTTCCCAATAGTCTTTACTGATACAGGCCCATCAGCAGGAAGCAGCTCTTTATATGCCTGTGCCTGGAACTGCGCTGCTGCCTCAGCTAATAGAGGGTGGAATACACCGGATGCGCCTTCAAATGGCTCTGTCTTATCCTCATCAGTAAAGCCAAGCTCATCAAGGCCATCAGTGAATCGTTTTAGCCAATCTGACCTTGAGGACTTATCCTCTTCATATTTTGCCTCTAAGTCAATTGCAAGCATCTTGAGGTACTCATCATCAAGGTACTCAGCTAAGTTAGCAGCATGTGGCAGGTCCTCTGGGATATCCAATTCATTAGCTGGTGCAAAGTCAACAATAGCACCATCGGCATCCTCAGTTATCTCAACTCCATCAATATTACCAAAGCCCTCTGGTGGATGCGCCTGAAACTCAATGACAATATCGTCATCAATTTCGCCAGTAGGCAGTGGTGTATTTCGATCAATCAATGACATAATTCTTTCCTATCAATAATAATTTTTTGTCTTCCAGCTCTTACCAAGCTCATCCTTCCAGTCTTTCTTGAGCTGGATGTAGCCAGATCTACGGAACTTGAGCATTGCCATGACTGTTGAATCCACCTGATCATCATTCTTACAGGAAAATGGGAAGCCATGGCACTCATCTATGAGTTCATCAGCCCACCACTCATTAGGTGCCCAAACTTTGCCCTCATAGAATATATCAGCTACCGAGTTTGCTCTGACAACCTTGTCTTGTCCTTTATTGGGTGTGAAGCCTTGGACTGGGATTCCCTGATGTCTGAACTCTTGAATAAGGGATTGCCCTGAAGCCTTATTCTCAATAATAGTTGAGTCGGGGTTCCAATCTGTCCAAGCAGTAAAGGCTTTTTTCTTGAGGGTTGGAAAGTCAAACTGCCCACGGACTCTATCCAGCAGCATAATGTTGGCTTCTGTCCCATCAAAGTTCCTTGTTCTCGCACTTTCACCACTACCGATTGTATATTCACCGTCTGGGTAAAAAACTCCCCAGGTTGTAATTACCGAATAGTCGGCAAGCTCCTTAGCCTGAAACGCTGTGTCCATTGACATGATGATATCAGTACACTTAGGTGGCGTATCATTACTCCATCTTGACCAATACCCTCGCTTGAGGATTGATGCCTCGTCAGATGCTGGTTGCTGCAGCCATTGTGCAGACCAGTTCTGTGGGAATAATGATGCCTTCACTGCTTTTAGCTCATCAATATTCCAGAACTCAGGCCACAATGGCTTGCCAGATGGTAATATTGCAGGGTACTCAATCAGCTCCCATTGATCAGCGTCATCGGATTTAGCCTGCTCTTCAAGAAGATGACCAGTGATATCTTCTGTTGACCACCTTGTCTGTACTACAATAATGGTGCCACCTGGCTGTAGTCGCTGTCTTGGACCAGCAGAGTAGTAGGCCCATGCATTCTCAAAGGCATTAGGTGAGAGCAGATCTTGCTCAGAGTGAGGGTCATCAAGAATGAGAAGGTCAGCACCACGACCAGTAACTGAAGCACCGACACCTGCTGCGAAAAATTCGCCGCCTGCGTTTGTTTGCCACTTACCAGCAGACTTGCTATCTGCGCGAACAGTGGTATTGGGGAATACCTTTGTATACTGGTCTGACTGAATGATATCACGCACAGTCCTGCCAAAGTGAACAGCAAGATCAGTGGTATGTGTGATTGACATCAGTTTCATCTTTGGGTCTTTGCCAATTAACCATGCAGGTAGATATTGTGATGTTAATAGTGATTTTGAGTGTCTTGGTGGGCAGTTCAGAATTATTCGCTTAAGCTCCTTGGATGCAACTTTTTCAAAGTTGTCAGCCATTGACTTATGGTGATTCCCGAATATGAAATCTGGGTACATGAACTCAACAAAGCCAAGGAATGACTCTCTTGCGTTTGTTATTACCTCTTGTTCAGAAAGCAGCTCTTTGAGATTCAGGTACTCATGCAGCTGCTCGTCAGAGAATTTTGAGAGATCAGTCTGCATTAGATGCGAGTGTCCCTGTCTACCTTTTCAATGGCCTTCCTGACATCATTAAATGTAGCATATTTTTTGCCGCTCTTTAACAACTCATTGGCCACTTCATCTGCTATGTATGATGCCGATATATCATCAACAAGGCTATCGTCATATTCTCTTGCCAACTTGATGATGGCATTGCGGCTCTCCGGAGATCGCTCAAAGGCATCAACTGAGTCGGAGTCAAGCATTACCATATCTGCATTGAGGTGATCACCAACACCAGCATCAATGTTATAGCCTACTGCAAATTCAACATCATCCTGATTGTAAATAAAGTCCTGGACCATCTCAACATACTCAGGCTTTGGCTTATTATTCTGTTTCCCCTTAATCTGCGTAATCATCAGGGTGCCATCCTTGTCATGGCCTTCAATGGTTGTATGCGGACCACCTTCGCTGTCCCGAAGTGAGTATATCTTTGTTCCACCACGTACCTTACCACAATAACCCCCTACGCAATGCCCCATTGTGTCGCCTTCATACTCAAGGGCAACCTGAAGCGGGTCAATGCCTCCTTGCAAGTCGGACATCGTTAGCCCTTTATCTGCAAGCTCAACCCAGCCATAATCATCATATTGCAGTTCTTCAATCGGGTGTGTTGCTCTATTGAATGCCTTCTGCTTATCTGCCTCAGCCAGATTCAAAGATCGCCACTCATTAATATCTGCCACACGCTGTAGGACATCTGGCACTGACATCTTGCCGAGCTTGCCTGGTCTAATCTGCAAATTAGCTGGAAGCCCAGAGTCAGGTCTCATTGTATTTGCAATTTCATCACGCACATGACCAAACCCTAGTGATGACAAAACGCCGGTATAGAGATCATGGAATATGGTATCTCCTGGTAGCTTCTTCATCCAGTCTGGTGAGAACCGATTGACTTGCTCTGATGCACTGCTTTTGGCAAAGGCATCATCAGACAGGTACTCCCACTTGCTCTCTGGGCTATCGGGTGCCTCTGACCCATAGAAATCGTATCCTAGCTGTTCTCTTCTATATTCCAGCTGATCTTCAGGATCTAGGTCGAGATCGGTGTTGTCCTCTACTGCTGCGCTATATACATCATCAAGGCTCTGTATATGTGTCATGCCAGTCTCTTTAATGCGTTTACGAACCGGGTCTGCTTGAGTCCCCATACTGGTCTTGATATACTTGTTGAGTTTTGTCTCAACCCAGTCATTCCACTCAGATTTGCTCTCATTGTTAGCAATCATTTCCTTCAAGTCATCAATTTCATCTGACCAGTCAAAGCCATCATCCTCATTTTGAAGATTATGTAGTGTTCTCAGTGAGTTTCTCTGTGCTATCAACTGCTCACCAATTGTATTATATACCTCTGCCTCATATTGGATCTCTGCTATTCCCTCTGGCTCAAAACCATTATCTGTTGGGAGCCAGAGGGAATAATTGTATTTGAGGTTATCTGTCCCTAACTCAACTGCACCCTCTACCCAGTTGCCACCTTTCTCCTTGATAATATGCATGATTGATGTATCAGGCGCATCAGTGGGGAATGGATTGCCGTATGTTAGATCCTCAATGCCATTAGACGCTGGATTGCTATATGCACCGATAGTATGATCCTGCGGCAATGACTCCGTGCTATATGCCTCCTGTGGCAGAAAGGTACCGCTGTAGATATCAGGTTTAGCATCAACAAAGCCAGAGTCATCTGGTGCAGATACACCATTGGCAACTGATCTCATACCGGGGTCCTTCAGCTTATCCTTGACATTGCCAGGCATTGGGACACCTTGGTGCTCACCACCAAGGCTTTTCTTAGCATTCTCTTTCTGCTCTGGCGTTGGATAATTGCCCCTTTGCCTCTCATGCTCTAGCCAATCCTCATAGAAGTCCTTGCCAACTGACAACATATTGTGAACTGGTGATAGGTTGCCTAGCTCCTCCCAGAAATCTGCTGCCGATAGTTCGGGTGCATCAGACTGCCCAGTTACAGGAGGTTTTGGTATAGCAGCTGAACGGGCGAGTAGCAATGGCGACATTAGTGAACAGCTCCAGTTTTATCTTGTAGCGCCCTGGCATAATCATCACGATCCTTTCCAAAGCCTTTGACCATATTCTGCTCAAATTTATACGCTTCGTCTTTTGCATCATCTGCATATCGTCTTGCCGAATGTACATCCTCACCAAAGATGCGGTTTGGGCCAAAATAGTCCAATGAGTCCTGCTCAGCCTTCCTGGCAACATGCCATTCATAATCCTGCTCAGCTTTTGCAGCAGCCTTTTGATGTTGCGCATGTTGCTTAGCAAATACATCTTCAGGCATGTCACGTAGGATGGCACCATCAATTTCATTGATTAGATTGCCATTATCTTGATATTGCTTCCAAAGCCTATCATGCTTGGCCTTTGCCTGTAGGTATTCAGGCGCATTATGGCCAACACTTTTGCCTAATGTCTTTAGGTCTGCTGCAGACTTGTTGACCTGCATGTAGAGATCATTACCAAGATCGTGAGCGGCATCACTCTGCTCAAAGAGCTTTTCAACCTTTGGGCCAAACTTAGAGAGGTCTTGTTCTGCAATATCCTGCAAATAATCTTGCATTTTACTAGAGATGAACTTACTTCGCTCTGGGTTCTGATTCCACCAAGCCTGTCTTGCTTTTGACAAAGACATCTTTGGAACAGCTTTTACCGATGGTAAGTCAGATATGTGCTTGGCAACCTTGAGGCCTGCAATACCAGTGGCAGCTGCAGCACTTGTGTAGCCCATACCTTTAAGGAAGGCTCTCCGTGATTCAACTGGCAAGTTGCCATATGTAGTATCCTGGATGCCCTTTGTAAGTGCACCAATGCCAGATTTTGCCGCTTTGAATTGGGTAACAGGGCCAGGGATGGATGTGCCTAATCTTGCTATGTTAGCAAACGGCTTAACAGTCTCTCCTGCCATGCCGCCTGGTGGCTCAAAATCCTCATATCCGATCTTCTCTGCAACTCCCCTTGATGCCTTTTCAAACAATGGCATCTCAAGAGTCTGCTCAGATACCATATGGGGAATGTCTGCCAGCATCATTGGCCAAGTAAGCCCTTCTGCAACACCTAGCTGTGCCTGATCTAATAGGTAGCGATTAGCTTTCTCGATAGCCTCATCAGATGGATAGCTCTCAACACCATGCATTAGTGTTGGGTCTACGCCATAAAAGTCTTCTGCCGTTGGCATTAGTGAACAGCCCCAGTCTCAAGTTCTTTGATCCGCTTGAGGATCTCTTCCCTTGGTGTATTGTGATCAAGTAATTGTTCAATAAGCTCAGACTTATCATCCCAGCCAGCACGTGCTTTAAGCCAAAAGATTGATGCTTGTGGATGCTTACCGCTTGTTGCCATTTTATATAATGTCTGTGCAACACCGGCATTAGCCTCAGCTTCCGCTGTAGCAATGGCTTTCCCGTATCTCTGCATCAATTGCCCGTGTGTCATGTCTAAGATCATAGCAATCTTAGCTGGCTCAACGCCGCATGCCATAAGGGCTTTGATCTTATTCTCCATCTATTTATCCTTCCCGAATTTCATTGAAAATCCAGTAATGCCTTCAGCTTCATCTGACCACTTATCACCGAACCGTGATAGGTATTCCAGACAGGCTTTGTCACCACCTTTAGCATTTGTCATCTGATTGAACAGCTTGTCGATTGCTTCCCGCTTCCCGCTGGCTCTGCCTTTCATAAAGGCAATCTTGAAATCCCGCTTGAAGGTCTCGTCCTGTTCAGCAAGATCTTCGAGATCCATCCCGAATGATGCAAGCACCTCTTCCACTGTCAAGCCTCTTGAGAGGTGAACAACCTCTTGTAAGGTACGCCGTCTTGGTGGATCTACCGTTTTAAAATCTATTTCAAAAGTCATCATGATAAGTAACTCTTTGTTTTGCATAGAAACCGCGTATCTCTATGATTGTCTAGGGCACAACTGACTCGCGTACAGCGAGTATACCGTATTTGTGAGGGAAAGTAAAGTCTTATATATTAAAGAGGTTTAGGGAATACTAACTGAGGGTTATTTGATGATTGAGAATTTTTATAGAAAATTTTTGTTGATGGTCCGATTTGTGTGTGTTGATGGTTTGAAGGGTTTGAAGGTGGCTTTTGAGGCTTGGTTTTTAGTGGCTTTGGTTTTTAGGGTTTTTAGGGTTTGGGAAATTTGGTGCAAAAATTCGAGTAGCTTAGTAATAATTATAATAGCGCAATAAGGGGGTGTAGGCGTCATTGAACCCGCTTGTTGCCTTGTCATAAACCAGCTTTATACCCTCATAAACCAGGTTTATTAAGCACTTGCTTATATAAACAGGCCTTATACACTTATAGATCCAGCTATTATAACCAGTCTTTATATCCGTATAGATTTTGTCTATGTTATAGTTATAGTTATAGTTATACTTATAACCGTATTGAATATATCTATTAGACTTTATGGATAAACTGTAGTATACGCGCGTGCGCGCTCCTATATACGATAGAGAATAACAGCATAAATTTATATAATACCCGCATAGATAACCTTAGTTCTGAATACTGAATTAAAAGCTTTACTTTTATAAGATAGAGGTATATTATTGTTGTTAGTTGAACGAAAACCGTTTTACTATTTATCTCAAACCAAATGGAGTAACATTATGTCTATGAGTAAAAGTGATTTTATCACAAGTTATATCATCAACCACTCAACGGATGCTGATTTTGCAGGTCTGAAAGGAGCTGAGGTTGCGTGGAAGGAGTACCGTGAAGAGAATGGCGCGATAACAGCTGGTGGTTATTTTAATGATTTTTTGGAGTACATAGAGTTCACGCGTAGTGAGGATGAATTCAACAATTTCATTGAGGGTATAATAGACACAGGTGCAAAGCCAAATGTATCTCACATGAAGCGCATCTGGTTATTTGCAAACAAGTTACACGAATCATATAGCGAATAGTTGAAACAGGTGGCCTTTGGGTCACCTGTCTACCCAAAATTGCCGCTTGGGTACTGATGAGACAGGCAAGTATTTCAATAATGGAGAATGTTATGGATTATCCTAGTGTCGATATGAAACTGTGGCGTGGCATCTACCACCCAAACCGTAGAATAGTATATGTGCTGCTAACGAGCAGCAAGGACAACAGTATGTGGATGGAGTGGGACTGGAGTTGTACTTACTGAGTATGTGTGTTACGTCAGTGTGGTGAGACTCGTTGACGCTAAAATTGGAGATCACCTGAAAATGGCCGCTGTCTGTAATGGACAGCGGCTTTTTTACTTTCTATAAATTATAGAAAGTATATAAAGCGTTCTGAGCGCTCCTATAGTATACCCCTACCTCGTAGTCGAATATTATATATAAGCCGCTCAGAGAGCCGTATAGAGCCGTTAGTACCGAGGCTATCGGGATACGAGCGGACCCGATTCGGTTATCTCTACGACTACAACCCCACCTTTCACTACTTCACCTCTATAGATGAATAACTGATTGATCAGGCTGTCATCCTCAAGCAGTCCTGCCTTGACTATGCTATCCTGCAGCGCCTTCATGTGATTGTCCAGGTCACGCTTGCGCCTATCCGGTGGGTACATCTTCACCTCCATGAGCACACCCTCACTGATGTTGAGTGCACCCACCTGCTCTTGGATATCTACTGCTACCGTGCTGGTGTACTTCTTCCCCTTGGAGGAGATAAATACACCATTCCTTGTATGGGTATAGTAGTTATTGACTGACGGTGGCCAATTCAGGTATAATATGACATTCATAGCTTTGTTCTCTTTATGTTTCCTTAGTAAATGGTAGGACTTTACCCTCTGGCGCCCCTGAGCGCCCTTAAAGTACCCTTAGAATACCCTAGAGAGTGTATTATATCTTATTGATTCTATTAGGCTTTCTTATTCGCGTGCTCTTCGGGGTTCGGCCCCCCGACCCCCCTCCCTCGGTCGCGGTACCCCCGTACCCTCGTACCCCCGAAATTTTTTTTTCCGAAAAACCCTTTCCTAATCATCCTCTTACATAACCTTTCTAATCCTCTTTAGAGGGTAATTGGGGGTATTCCGAGGGCGCAAAAGGGGTTTTGAAAAGCTATTTAAGATCCGTCTAATATTCCCTCCATCACACGGTAACACCTCTGCCCTTGACGAACACTGGCATCATTTGTCTCCAATAACTCACCATTTTCAGCCATTGCTTCAACACATTTATCAATCCCACTCTTTGGTTTTGACTTAAACTTCGGATCATCATTCAGTTCTTTTAATATGTTATTATTCTTCAGTCTCCTGTACAATGAAGACTTTGTAACAATACGCTGGCGCCGTTGCTCGGGAGACACGTTTCCACGAGGATCTTTGATGTCACATCTGCCACTCAGAATTCGGAAAACAGTATGTCTAACAACACCCATGCCTTCCACTAGTGCATCACCGAAGTAGCTGCCACTAAAGAAGCTATTGATATTATCCATTTCATACTCAACCATTGCCTTGCCCCATTCCCATTCGGCTCTGCCAATTATCAGTGGGTTTGAGTCTGATTTTGTTTTATTCAATGCAGTGGCAATGCCTGCAAACTTTAGCACCTTCAGGTATGCCCGATTGTGCATATCTGCCTTATTTACATCATCGCCTCTCAGGTCACGCATACATTCACGGTAATGTTTTTCAAGAACAGCTGCTTCAGTTGCCGCATATGCATCGTCACTATCATTCATCGGATCACCGCCGATGTCCTTGTGTAATTCAAGTTGCCATGCCTTAAAGTCATCTACACTCTGAATCTTACTACACTCGGTGATCAGATACCCAAGTCGGTCAGTCAGGTCACTGGACAAAGTTAGATGCGGCTTTCTGTTTGCAACCAGCACTATCTCGTCAATACTATATATACTCATTCTCGGAGCAAGGCCGTTTGCTACTGCACCTTGACTATGGAATTCTCTCTTGAACACCTCAGGTGTACTGATGTTAATCCAACTGAAGCTGACGCCTTTTAGCTTTTGTGTTGTAAACTCACGGTCACGTTGAGCCTGATTCATGCTCAGCTCATTGCTCCCAGATTTGCTATACAGATCTAGCAGTGTAGCAGTCTTCTTTTGCGGATCGCCGCTCTTGCTACTCAGACTCTGTCCTGCCTCATCGGTAATACTCACCTGACATTTGGCATTCTCAAGCGATTTCAGTAGCATTGTACCAGATGTAAAGTCGTTATGCCCAACAAAGCTGATTACCTTACCAAGGCCAGACTGATTGAATAATACCTGATTGATAAACTTCTCAACTGACCCCTTACCTATTCCAGTTGGCCCTAACACGGTCAAATACACATTCAGCCCCGTTGCTGGATGACTCACATCAAACTTCCTTCCACATATACCTGCTATCAGCCCAACAGCACTCACGACAGCCAGTTCTGGGTACTGATATCTTTGATAATCAAGCGCAGCTGTTGCTAACTCTCCCATGCGTCCAGGTGGCCAAGGTATATTTCTCTTGTTTCTTCCATCCTGTTTGACATGATTCTCAATATCATCATCGGTTATCTTCTTTGCATTGTTCTCAGCCTCATTCTCCTTGTTCTCACTCTCAATACGGGCAATAGCACCATCTACAGTCTGTTCAATGCCATCGTATCGCGCCTGCCATCTGATCTCATCAACAGTACCCTTGCATGCCTGTAGCAATCCCTTCAGTGTAGCCTTTACAATCCCTGGTGCTATACCATCACGGATCTGACCGTATGAATAATCAACCATATTCGGATGAATCAGCTTTCCAGATGTTATGCCCTCTACAATGTTATCAATAGACTGACCATTAACACGGATAACCTTGCCATCCTTTCTTGCAACTATAGGTGACTGATTTTCAAGCCAGATTTTAAGTAATTCAAGCGGCAAATCGAGCAATGATTCACTTCCTCTATGGGAATATTCCCCATCCGCCTCAATTTCTCCCTTCTGCTTGCTTGTCCAACCGCTTATTGGGTGTAAACTCCCTGGCCATGCATCCTGATGACTCCCAGTCCTAAACTCCAGCTTACATTCGGTTATTACAAACTTTTGTAGCATAGCACTGCTTGCAATGCTAGGTGGAAGCTTGAACATAAACTTCCCTGACATAGCGTTCGGTGATAACACCTCAAAATGACCATCAAGATGCATCATAAGATCGGGAATGTCATATTTGTCACGGAACCAGATGCTTGCTGCCTCTATGTCATCAATATCCAGGCAGCATGTACCACTTGTTTTGTGAACCAGACCTATTCCAGTATAATACCCACCACTGTTTGCTGCCTCATCTATAGCGCTCTGTGATGATAGCCTTGCAGTTGGCCATCCTTTATATCTAGCATCCTTGCCTCTGATTGGTGTAAAATGTAGCCCTTCTGTCTGTAATTCAATAGCATCAGCCATCAATCAACCCCTCCATTGTAAATTGTAATCAGCTAATCCATCAACTAGCCTCCTTGTCTGCCATGTTGCCTTTAATGTAGGCAATATCTCACCTCTTGATGCCAGTAACAGCGATTTTCTAGCAAATTCGGCTAATCTACCACAGGCTTCCTTGTCCCTTTCCTCTGCCTTCATGGCATAAGTCACCGACACGGCGAGGTTATAGCCTTGTAAAGCCCAAAATGCTGGCATTTTTAGTTTCTCAGCCCTATCCACTAATGGCAGATAGCATGAAACCTCAGAATCAAGCTGATCTTTAAAATTATCACTGTAATTTGACTCTATTGCCCTGAATAATCGGGTCACGGGATGACCAGAATGGAATGCCAAGCCCACTTTCTTTAGCTTTTCATATTCATCCACCGATATTCGGGTGATCCTGCTTTCTATAGGTATAAAAGCAACAGCAGTTCCTTTGTTCTTGATGCTCATAGCATCTATTGATTGTTTGTTACCTGACAATTGTGCAATCTCCTTTTTCTTGATGAAAATTGTAATACTCCTAATAGAACGGTATCTATTAAGAGGCGTACTATACTATAAGCCGTTAGATATAGCTAATAAATTCCTATAAGCTCTTATAAGCTCTTTATAATCCTACCCTTATAAGCTCCTCTATTTTTTAGTTTTATAGAGCGTCCCGGCTTCCTAGGCCGTCTCTATCGATCCCTAGGCGCTTTTATCTTACCCCTATTATATAGGAGTAATAAACCTATATCGGCAGGAGCTAATATAGAAATTCTCTATAGCTGGATTGAAAATTTTAATTATCTTTTTCTCTATTTTAGGGTAATATCTACCTCGTTCCCGCTATGTTTTAGGGTAAAAAAGCGGTGACGAACACATAAACCCATAAACTTTTGAGGAGTTGAAAAGATGATAAAGAAGACAGATCCATTGGCCCGTACAATAGCAGAATTAAGATCCTGCTGTAACATCTCAATGGAAGGAGCAAAAAATATGCTGAAAAAGCAGGCCATGAGAGTGATTGCAAATGAGCGTGCAAAGTCAGAAGCAATCCGTGTGATGTTCTATCCGGCCATTAAGGATCAACGGAAGCATCAATTTGAGGCTCTCAACAGTCAAATCGCTGAATTACTAGGCAAGAGAACAATGCCAAGCCTGTAAAGCAGAATCATTTTGCCCTGAGCAACCAAGGCAAGTAAAATAAACTGCTCAATTTCAATCTCAAAATAAGGAGTAACAGAAATGATTAAGGAATTTGTCAACCGTTTCATGGAGGCAAAGCCCCAAATAAAGGCTGCCTTTGAACAAGCGCCACCAGGAGGCTATGAGGATCTTGTTAGACATGTTATTACTGCAATCAATCCTAGTAGTGAATACGGGCTACCAGATCCCAACAGAATCCATACAATTGATGATGGTAATTACCAGGGCACACTGCTATATGTAATCGCGGAAGCTGGCTATCAGCCAAACGATTACTGGTTTGTTAGGGTGAGCTATGGAAGCTGTTCTGGCTGTGATACCTTTCAAGCAATCCTTTGCTCTGACGACAAGCAGCAGGCAGAGGATTTCACAACATTGGCTCTTCATATCGTGCAAGGGCTGAAGGTGCTGGGTGGCGAAGATGAATAACTTCACAAAGCGTGAGGATAAGCTCAAGTCTGAACTTGAATGGCTTAAAAAAGCAAGAAAGGTTGCCTGTTCCGTTGAAGGCATGTCAATGATGAATCAGATGTACATTGATTTTATCTATGCTATGGACGGCTGCATTTCAAGACGTAGCGTTATAGCATGGGAAGGTGTTGATATTAAATTTGAAAAAGGTAAACCCGTTCTCAGAATCCTCACTCCATATATACCATACAGAGTCAGCTTTGATAAGATTGGGCATCTTATCAACGATATGCAAGACACTGAAGTGGCAGTATATAGATACGAAGCCACTCATGAGCTTGATGGGGTTAAATTTTCGATCCACGATTACATAACAGCAGAATTGCCAGAGGAATATATCAACCTGCTAATTGGTATTGGGAAGATCAAAGAGGCATTTGTACCAAGTCGGATTGACAGGGCTTTATCATGCGGGGACTTATGATCGGAGGATTCAATATGCTCAAGAGGATGAAGATGTTTAAAGAGTGGCTTTGTCTTAAAACAAGGCTGAAACGCACAAAATTCTGTTGTATCAGAGACAGGATTGTTGTAACAACCACAACTAGATACAAATAGGGGTAGTCATGAAAACAATAATCCTGACGGTATACATTATAACCTTTTTACTATCGCTGGTCGGCGCACTGACAATTAGCGGCTATGTCGTAGGTCGCATGACATGTGAGACTGGAGCACCGCAAGGCATTATATGTAAACCGGTACTTACTTTTAAACCAAGCATCATGGGAGAGAAGCAATGAAGCG